ACCGGCTGGTAACAATACTGTCGCAGAATAATTAATAACAGTTGTTGCAACAGTATTAACTACAATCAAAGGTAAAAATCCTGCGTTACCAGTTCCTGCTCTAATCCCAGTAACTGCTGTACTTGCTGTTACTGATATAATAATGTCATAATATTTTGTGCCATATACTGTGCCACCGATATTTGGACCAGAAAAGGTCTCAGTCACATAAGCACCATTTTGAAGCCCTGCAATTATAAACGATGTACCAGTATAATTATTAGTAGAAGAACTAATTGATATTGATCTTATAACTTTTGTTTTAATAAAAGAAATCTGGTTAGGAATACTAGGATCTGCAAATGTTCCATTTAATACTAGATTACCAGGCAATGCTAAATTCTGCAACGCAGCTACAGCAGATAAATCTTGTATTGGCCAGTTTAGTTTGGTAAAAGTTGACATTGAGACATCTCTTTTTAATTATTATTTTTGTCCAAAAACCCTTAATGTCTCAGCTAAATTAGCTCTTTTTCTGGTTAAAGAATTTTTAGAATGTTCGGCTTTTTCTAGTTTTTTCTCAGGAATTTTCTTGCCCTCAGGAACTCCTAAGTCTTTATGTAAAGCACCTTTGTGTTCTGGGTTAATAGCTCCTTGAATCCAGTTTTTTCCAGATTTCGCCATTATTTCTCTTTTTGCTCTACTGTGCGCCATATCAAATCCTTATATTTGTCTAAAATTCATATCAATACTATTGACTACCTCTCCCGCTTGTCCGCTGATATAGATGAGGAGAGAATTGTATGGTGGTGATGGTTGAAAATATGGGTCAGCTACCGAAGGAGGAGCAGGAAAGATATATTGATTCTCTGCCGCATTTCCTTTTATCTGAAATAGATTAAAATTATTAGCTACAGCAGCTAAAAAAGTTGCACCATTATTTCTAATATCTAAAACTGTACTAAAAATAGTTGTGTGAATACTTGCAGCAGTTAATTTTGATGTAGTCAAAATATAATTAATATTATCTCGCTCAAGATTAATATTAATCAGTGGGAAGAAACCAGTATATCCCGTGCCAGCTCTTACCTGGTTTACTGCATTGTCTGTTGTTATGGAATAAATTTTGTCATAAATTTGTGCTGAATAAACAGTATTATTGTTAGGCCCTGCTAAATTTTCGGTAATAAGAACTCCATTTTGAATGCCGCTTATAGTAAAGTTCACTCCCCCAAGGTTATTTGCAGAAGTAAGAGAAATTGATCTGCTATATCCACGATCAATAAATGATACCTGATTTGTAACTTGATTAGCGAGGTTGCCGTTTAAAACAAGATTAGCCGCACCAGCAGTATTTTGCAGCGCGCAGACATCCAAATTATTAGCCACTGGAAAAACATATCTTAAATATCTAGCCATAAACCGATCCTCCTTTGAAATAGAGTAGGAAAATTAGATATTTAACTTCTAATTTTCCTACCATTAATTATTCAACTCCAATGTGCATAAATTGCACATTGCTAATTAAACTCCAGGTGAACCAAATATCCCACGTGGATTAGATACACCAAAAGAATAACGCTCAGTAGCCTTAGCCATAACGTTATCTGTTGGATAATCGACGTAAGTATCAGTCTCAACCGGTGTTCTTTGAAAATGTTTTAACCCATCTTCTGCATCAGTAATGATAAACCAAGCAGTAGCCGAAGTTAGATACTGATTAATTTTGTAACCGTCAGGAATATAGTCATTGTGATACAATGCGTTAATATCATTGTTTGCTACATCCACACGGAAAGCAGAATTAAGCAACCTAGAGGCAGCGAATTGCAACTCTCTCGGTAAAATAAGTTTTTTAGCCATAGTTTGAGACAAAATCCCACTTTGCATTGGGAATTTTTGAATCAAAATAATAGCTTGTTCTACTCCCGCCTCACTAAAATCAACGTTTGGAGCAGCTCCAGCAAAAGCATTGGAGAATACACCACCATCAATTGGGTGAGCAGCAGAACATACAGATTGACCATCACCGATAGGATAAGCTGCATTAAAAGCATTATTTAATACATTTGCACCAAGAATATTCTTAGTCACCCTTAAAGAATTTCTAAGTGAAATTGCTTGTTGTGGAAACTGATTTTGATACAAATTATCTTCAACGGCTTCTTTAGTAATTGTGAAGCTTAAACCAACCCTTTTGTGAATATAGTTGGTCACAATTCTTTGTCCCATACTATCAGTAGCAATAGGTTGTCCTTCTGGTTTTATATCAGCTGCGCCAAGATATTTCATCTCAACTTCAATTTCCTGATACTTGTCTGATTGGTACGTTTTAAATATCTCTGTCCATTGTTCAGGATATGTTGGATATTGCCCAAATACCGCCTTTAAACCAGGGCGGAGTAACTGAGCGATTTGTCCGGTATTTATCATATATTATTTCTATCCTCTTTAAGCTAATGCTACGCCAACAGTATTGTGGCCAAATGCATGATTATTAATGGTAACTCTAACATTTAAGAATGGCGTTGTTGCAATTGTTAAACCTGGCCCTGCTACATTTTGAGGATCTTGAGTATAACCAAGAACCTTTAATGGAAGGGTAGCAGTTGTTTTTAGGTAATCGTTTGTCAAAGGATTCGTAGCTGTCCCTGAACTTGCAACAGCATAGAAAGCTGATTGTCCAGTTCTAGTATTTCCAGTTGTTGGATTAAATACATTCTGATGAGGATTAGGGTCAGCATCAATTCCAATATCTAAAGCAAGATTACGGCCAAACTGAGCTGGATAAGTTGCAGCAGTAGCATTGATAGTAGGAAAGCGGGCATTAGCTAAAACATCACCTGGAGTTGATATTTGAATATCGTAAACAACATTAGGATCATCAATAACAAGACATTTAATTACACTACCAGCTAAAACTGGTGTACTAGCTGGCCAATAAGGTGACTTGATAAGTATTCCAGCAGGAGTAATATATTCACAACCTTGGAATACTCCAAGAATAGGGAGTGCCGAATATGTACTAGGCGTAGCCACCGCACGTGCAGGCAAATAAACTGCAACTGTACCGGCTTGAGCAAGTGCCGGATTCCAAACTACCGGATCACCAGTAAAAATAGATGCCCCATATGTTGCTACTCCATCTTCTGGAGCAAAAATAGAATATTCTGTTGTTTTTTCAGTCCAGCTTCCACCATTGATTGATGAGAGTGGTCTTAAGCCGAATGGTCCATTTACACCATAAGCCATAGAAACCTCTTGTTTTAAATTTAAAAAATTATTTTTTTTAAATCTTTTAAGGTAGAGATTTAAGAGACCGATAAAACGATTTTGAGTTTCGTAGAAACTAAGTAATTTGATAATCTTTTAAGGATAGATTTGATAAACCGATGCAACGTTTTAACGTCTTGCCTGACAAGTTCCTTTTGATGGATAAGGAAGAACCAAAAAATACGATTTTGAGTTTCGTAGAAACTTTAAACTTCTTGTGAATCAAGAATACTAATGGTTAATTGTATTAAAATTATTCATTTCGTCAATAGATAATTTATTATTAAATTTTTAAATTCATCTTTAACTGGACATTATCATAACTGTAGCCCCGTAAGGTAAAGCAGTTACTAACTCTCCACTAGCATCAACTACAGAAATAATGACGGAGCTAAGATTTCTAGTTGTCCAAAACCCACTATATACAATGGGTGGTAATGTCGTACCAAGGCTTCCTAACGATATCATTACTCCATAATTGATATTTGCCATAGGTGTATTAAAGAATATTTGATAATAACCGCCGCTTCCAGAGATTGAAGTTACATTAGAATTATCCTCAATAACTATTGAATTAGAATTACCAACAATAGTATCGGTAAATATACACCACGCCTTCGGAGTGAATGGGTTATTAAAACTGCCAGAAACAGTTAAATTTGAGATCGCAGTATTTCCATTTGCATCAATCAACACCCCATTAAGATCAAGTTTTCCAGTGCCACTCGTGGCAAAAAGAAGATCAGTATTACTATCTGTAGCTTGCAAAGTGTTGCCTGTAATATCAAAAAAGCCAACTTGAAGCGAATTTAAGTTAGATACATCTGGCAGCAAATTGATTACAGGATCAGCTAAAATACCATCACCATCCGTTACATTAATATTAGTACCCGCAGTTATAGTGGTAGTATCCCATGTTAAGGGTGCTGCACTTTTGATTACCGGTATTCCTGTTGTAATAACATTATTTAAGTTAAAAATGGATGCCGGAAGTTTAAAATCAATTATAGCTCCAGGTGGAACTACATTACCGTTAGTTATGTCGATCGAATTGTCTGAACTGCTAGCTTCGAATGCTGTAATACCATTATACCCTCCTCCAAACGGGATAATACGCCATAATCCAGCCGCAGTTGATACATCATAGAGTTTAAAGTCTACAATATCTCCAGGATTCAAAGTGTGTAAGAAGGTATTATCGTTTTTTAGTATGTTAAAGGTATAAAGAGAAATATTATTAAATATTACATCCGTACCAGTTGCCGCGAGTGTCGCATCTGGAAGGGTGATTTCCCGCCCAGCTTGGTCAGGATCAACGTCATTGAATCCAGCAGCTATTGGGCCACCAACAAAAGAGGAAGGCCATGACAAAACAATATCATCAGTTAGTGTGATTAACTGATACGATACTTGTGTGGGGTAGACTGTACTACCATTTACTACGGTGTAAGGCATATTTAAAAAT